AAAAATACCTATGCCAACATAATGTTTGGATAGAGCATTTAATTGATAGCTCATTCTGTTTTCATCTATCAAAGACGCTGCTATCATAGTGTCCATTATGGGTCCTTTTATGGTCAGTCCTGCTGACCTTAACCAGCAAATATCATACATGGCATTGTGAAAAATGAAGGTTGTATCTTCTTGTTTAAATAAGTCTTTTAACCAATTTAAAACAAGATTTTTGTCCATATTACCACCCTGCTCGTGATGTATTGGATAATAGCCTGACCACCCCTCTACGGCCACCGCAACGCCTGCAATGTGCCCTTTTCCAGTCACATTACCAGAGCCTAACTCTTTTAAGTGTGGGTCATTAGTTTCTAAATCGATTGCTATTTCTTTGGCTCCGCGCAGATCTTTTAATTCATCCGGCATAACCCATTCTGTTTCAGGGGTAAATAGAGGTATTTGTGTGCTTCTCACTTGTAGTCTCTCTCCTTCACCATCTCAAGATAGTGTATTGCTTTTTCTATATCTTGTATGCCACCCTTATGAGGATGCCTACATATATACTTTATAGCGTTCCCCTCCGCAAATTGCAACCTATTCTTGTTAATAAATTCCGCCGGCTGAATGACAAAATTTTGGTAGTGTCGTCCGCCAATTTGTTTCTTAAGACTTTTCATAATGATCTATTACCTTTCTTAATTTTTCTTTTTTTGTTATTGAATATGGCTCCAAACATTTTGCAACTGCATAAGCATCTCTATGGCTGCATTGCCATCTATGCTGCCCATAATTTTGGTGAGGATATGGAGGTCTAAAATCTCTACTACCGCATCCTAAAGTTTCTGCTACGAAATCTATTGTATCTTTATCTATCATGTTTATTTCAATTCTAATCTGCCAATAAAGATAGGATCTAGGCTTTCCTTTTCTATGTTCTCTTCTTTGTTTATAAGTAACACAACCTTCACCATCAAATAGTCCCGCTAAATAGATAATTTTATCTCTCATAATATATAAGCTCGATCAAAGTTCTTTGGATCTAACACATGTAATTCGCGCTTCGCTCTCGTCGCTCCAGTATAGAATAACCTATGTAATTCATCTGGATCATAACTCATAGTTTCTAGCGCTGCATTTGTAAGATCTTGCATAAGCAAAACTTTATCAGCTTCGCCTCCTTTCGCTCCATGTATTGTTGACATAATGATACGCGGATTTTTGTTTATTTGTTCTCCATTCGCCCGCATGTTACGAATGTAGTTCTCTGTGATGGTATCTAAACCATCAAAAGATTCATACCAAACTTTGTCTGTAAGTAATCCATATTTTTGCATACACTCTCTCAATGTGTATTTTTCTTCAGAGTGAAAAAGTTTACCTGCTCTAAAACCTGGTAATACATTTGCTCCTAGATATTCATAAATATTTTTTATTTCAATTGAACCTAATAAATTTGTAGCGCCTTGTATTGGATCTTTCTTACGCCACTTCTCCCAGTTATTCAAAGCTATTAAAAGTTTTAATGGTACAGAGTTCATACCTCTGTGTTGATAATACCATCCCCTTAATTCACAAACTTCTTTTACATCATCAAGAAAATGATTAGCTGATGATAATACCAACCAATTATCTTTAGACATATCCACTTGTGTAATGTCAGAATACCTACGTAAGATACCTTGTTGGGTCCTGGGTTTGTAATTCTTATCAAATCTATTTTGTACCTTATTAATTATTTTTTGTGACAATTCATGGATTGGTCCACCAGGTATTCGATATGATTGATCCAATACTTTAATATCATTAACTTCTTCTTTTAATGCTATAAAATGATCTACATCAGCTCCAGCCCATTTAAATATTGCTTGATCATCGTCCCCAGCTATATAAGTTTTCTTTGCATTAGCCCACATAGATCTGACCATGTCCCATTGTATTAAAGACAAGTCTTGTGCTTCATCAATAAACAATGCTTCAAAGCTTGGTTTGTTTTCTTGTTTAATAAAATCTTCTAATAAATCTGTAAAATCTTTTAAACCTTTTTCTTTTTTATATCGTTTTAATTCTTCAGATAATAAATAAAGTGTATCTCTTTCTATATCTAATATGTTTTGTCTAGAGTCGTAGTACTCTAATAGATCCATTCGTTTAACTCTGGCGGTATTCATAATAGTAAGATATTCATTGTCTGAATTAAAAGTGCCATCTTCCTCTGAATGTTTGCCTGTCTTGATAGGTATACCTACCATCTTACCAAACTCTCGATAATCTTCTGCTGTCATCATTTTTTCTTTTGTCATTCCTAATCTTTGAAATGCAAAAGAATGTAAAGTTCTAAAATTTTCTAAATCTTTTTCTGCATCAAGGCCAAACTTTTCAGCTGCCCTTGTTGCTGCTTCTCTTGCTGCCTTTCTAGTAAAAGAAAAGTATCCTATTTGTTTTGGTCTAATTCCCTGTTGTATGAATTGATCGACTAAATTTAATAACGTTGTCGTCTTTCCTGTCCCTGGGGGCCCTAGTATTATAGTTTTCATATTTTGCTAATCTCTTCCTTAATATTTCTACTTTCATTTGTAATATCTCTGCTCTGCCTTTTTCTAATTGATATCTTAAATGCCAATTGATACCAATTTTTTTTATCTTTGCCATTAAAATGCCTCCTTGTGATATTCAACTTTTGAAACATAAGCTTCAGTTTGTTTCATAGTTTTTATTTTTATTAACCTTGGTTGTTGTTTTTTTATTCTCATCCTTTCTTCCGAAACAAAAATATCATCTAATCTTTTAATCAAATTACCTGTTTTAATTTTATCCATATCCCAATTATTTTTTTTACAGAACGCATAAAAATCATCCATCCTAAAATATGTAAACTCTTTGTTTTCATCAGTAAAAGGTAGTTTGTTTAACACATCATCCATTGTTCTTGCTGCTTGTCTGTTAGTAGTCCAATCTTGTAATAAACCAGTTAATTGATTCATAGGGTCTAATGATTCTAACGGTTCTACTTCTTGTAAGTTTGTCATCATAGGTTTTAAAAAATATTGTTTCCAATCTTTTGGTTTTGGCACAGGCACAACTAAATTAGCTTGATCAAGACAAGCTAAAGCAAATAAAGGTGGACTATATAACTGTTCTGATTTTAATTCGATCCGCGTCCCACTCACATCTAAAAACCATTGTGGTGGATTTGATTTGTATTTAGTTAAGTTACCCAACACAGGCATCTCTTCTTCACCATAGCCCACACCAAAACGTTTTGTTCTACACAAACCTGATTGACAGACCGCGTTGATTGGTGCGTCTTTACATCTATATTTGTCATAACCTTTTCTATTTACAGATTTAATTAATTGTTGAACCTCACTGTTGCTTAATTTTGGTTCCATATATTTTAAGTTAGCTTCTACAATTTTATCTTCCCAACTATCAGGGTGTGCCTGTTTGTAGTAAACAGCTATATTAAATAGTGCGTTGTTTCTAGACCCCTCACCAAAACCAACTGATGCCAGTTTGTTTAAGCAAGGAGGTCCACTAGGAAAAGCTTCTTCTATTTTTTTTTCTTCAATCTTAATATTTTTAACTTGGTCTTCCGTGCACGCATGAACATCATAGAGCTCATAAAATTCCTCAAGTGTACAAGAGGAGCCACTATCGTTGATAGCATATCGTAATCCTTTCGTTCCATTGTAGTAGGGTAAGTTTAAGAAATTACCTGTGTCCCCACGTTCCACAAGTATTTCTGTTTGTTTGGGAAATATTTCAGATCCTTCGTATCCTAAAACTTTTGCAATTTTTTTAAGTGTGTTCTGCATGAGTGCTGCAGAAATAAAATCTTTTGTAAATAAAAATACGTGTGCGCCACCTGATTTAGAACGACAAACTATTAAGGGGAAATTAAGAGTTCGTATGCTTTGAATGAGGCCGCTGTGGTCGAGATTGTAACTGTCAATATCAATACAGCCCCAACGACACGTGTTATCCTCGCGTATGGGGATGATGCCCAAAGCCGGACCTTTTCCCTGTAGATGGTTCTCCCACAAATCATCGCTAACATTCTTTCGAACAATGAATGCCTTGCCTTGTTGTTTTCCGTTTTCATTTCTTTCGCCTTTCTGGTATTGACCATATGCTATTTTTAACCCTTCAAATATATTTTTAAACTTTTCTGTTTTCTCTATCATTTCTAATTATTTTGTAAAGGGGAACCTCTCGATTCCCCTTCGTTATAACTAAAACGGTGTTTTAGTTTGTGATGTCTCTTCCACATCAGCTTTTGTTTGCACGTTGCCTTTTGAGACATTTCCAGAAAAGTCTTTTGCATTTAAATACAAAGTCTTATCCTTCTGTCCCATGATTCTGTCCATCGTAACAACCCAACCATACCAAGAACCTTTATCGTTCTTTTGTAGATTTGATTGAAGATTGTAGACTACCCCATGCATAGGTGGCACAGCAAATCCGCCTTTACCATCGTCAATTTGAACGGACTTCATCATTGAATTCCATTTCTTACTGACACTCT